TGGGCCGTCTACCCCCTTCGTTTGGTATCTCGATATAGTTCCGAAGCGCAGGTAGTTCTGGCTGTTCCTTTGCTTTTTTATCAACTTTCTCTTGTCTTTTTTTGCCTAAATCAGTTACATTCTGCGTATCTTTTTCTTTCAAGGGTTTACTCCTTGGGGGTTAAAGTAGATCAAGCAAGGGTGGGATTCCTTGCTTAGATTGACGGTTTCGGGCGGGGCATTCTCAGGCAGAAATTAAATGTCTTGTTGAGCTTGGGAAGCAAGGGGAGGTTGGGTTTCAAGGACCCGCCTCTCTTTTTTTTCCGCGCTTTTAAGAGCTGTTTTAATCTCATGATAAAAAAATCCGCGCCGATCAAACGGAGCTTTTGCAATTTCCGCTTCAATTTCTGCAATATATTTATCGTCACGATCTACTCGTTTAATAAACAATTGCGCCTTAAGTGGCATTCTTGGGTCAAATACAACATATTGGCAATAGCTGCGTTCCGCACACGCCATTTGAAATTGCATCTGGGTGTGATACTTGCCTGGCACAGTTTGGGTTAGCAGAGTTTCAATCATTCCCTTAGATTCTGGGCATTTGATCTCGATCATGCCTTCGCCATCGTCCAGAAGGCCATCAGGGGACGCGCCAGCCATCTCAATTGTTGGATGAGGTATGAACCCTACTTCTTGCACCATTTGCCCCGTGGTAGCCTCAAAAAACCCTTTTGCATAAGGCTCTTGGTCGATACCCCATTGCATAGCAAGATTTATAAAACTATCTGCTTTTTTGTTAGTAATGCGTTCTAGCACCAACTGGGTCATGTAAGTCTCACGGGTAGCTGCGTAACCAGTTTTGGTCTTGGCTATTACATCTGCGACTTTTGAGGCTGTTACTTTACCCAGACGGGCTTTAAACCATTCTTCTGTGCGTTGTTCAATTTCGTTCATTTTGATCTTTCTTTTAACATTGCATCTGCCATTTTGTAAGCATCTTCGGCAACAAAGGTGCGCCATTGTGAATCCCATACTTGGGGGGTTTTAGATCGAACGATATTTGCATATTGTTCAATTAAAGTAGGTATAACCTTAACCGCAAAATGATCGCGCAATTCAATTTTTGTTTTTTGTTCTTTTGGTTTTGGAATAAAGTTATCAACCATTGAGCAAACCAATGATTCACTATTAGTTTTTTTAAATTCTTCTGCTAAAAAAGTTTTAAGTTTTTCTAATACTGCATACCTTGGAATAGAACGCCCGTTTTCCCATCTTGCTACGGCTTGTTGGCTTATATTGATAGCGCGTGATATATCTGATTGAGATAATCCTAAAGAATATCTATCCAAATATAGATTTTTTCCTAATAGGTTAGGCATCATCTTTTTCCTTTTTTGCTCTTACTACACGGGTTTTTTTAGCTGCCATAACTTTGGCTTGCCACACTTGATCGCCATTACAAGCCTTAAATGCCTCTGTAAATGCCAAATTTAATTCTTCGCTATTACTGGTGGCATCAATTGCAGCTAAGTGATCAAACAAAACCTTTTCGTTGACAATTGGTTTTTTAGAGGCAGCGTTGCCATCATCATCAGCAAACGAGACATTTTGTTTTTCTGGTTCTGGCGCAATGCCACAGGCACTCATAAGCGAATACCGACGCGCATAAGTCAAAGCCGAGGCGTGACCTTGGGGGTCGTGCTTATTGGCTGGGAAATGGACAATGCCAGTTTCTAGCATTTCTCCAGATTCATGCACAAACACAGTTTCCAACATAACGCCATCAGCGCAGTCGTAGTTCTTTTGTAAGAGATATATGCCGTTATCGTTTAGAGCCTCTTTAACGGCATCAATACACGCGCCAAGGTCTGCGTACTTGGAACGGAATTGAGGGTTGTTAGCCTTCTTAAAAGCGGGTTCAAACGCCTTTTGTGCCTTGACCAAAGCAGTAGCAATGTTTTTCATTTAATTTCCTGTAATAAGTAGGGCAAAGATAAGACCACAGACAAAGCCAGACAACCAAAAGATCGTCTGATCTACCAAGGTAGGTTTGTCGGATGTGAACGGGCCTTGGATGGCGTGTTGGATGTATTTAGAGTGTTTCATAGTGTTTGCTTTCATAACGGGCAAGTGCGTAGTCGAGTTTGTCGTTGTCAATTTGCTCTTGGATGGCTTTGGCGTAACCGCGTTCTAGGGATTGGATTACTGTGTCACGCAGTAAGTCGGTGATAAGTGCGTCACCGATATAGACAAACCAAAGGTTGGTAGTGTTTGGTTCAAAATAACATTCGAGGTCAACGCCTTGCGCGTCTGGGTGTTCGCACACCATACAGTCAAATTCGCTGTGTTCTGCTTTCATGCTGCCACCTCTTGCAATTCATTTAATTTGGCTATTGCAAAAGCGCACAACATTTCGTGAAGTTTTGAGTTATTACGAATCTTGCGTTCTAGGCGCTGTTCGCGCACTTCGTTTTTGTTGTAATCGTATCCGTCAATTTGAACGCAATACTCAATATTGCTTTTTTCAACAATTACAGATGTCCAAGAAAAACCTGTGTGGATGTTTATAAGTTTCATACTAACTCCTAAAAAGACCGCTTGCTATTTGCTACGGCATGGATAGAAGTATAAGCCAACTTATAACCATGTCAACAATTATTTTGTAGGTAGTTTCCCTAGTGTTGTTTAAGCGCACTTATGTAGAATATCGGGCATGACAAAAGAACATCTTATCCGTCTGGCAGGCTCACAGCGTGATCTTGCCGACATATTGGGCATCAGCCAAGCTGCGGTTTCGCAATGGAAGACTGTTCCCAAGGCAAGGATGTGGCAGTTGTTAGTTCTTAAACCTGAGTGGTTTAAGTAGCCTATAATAATTTGAAACACGGCTAGATACGAAGTCATGAGCGTATCGAAAAGCGAACCTCCCGCCTGCCGACTGTTTCTTTCTGGAGGGTTTGCGAGGATGCAGAAATGCACTACTACTCTTTTCATGTGAGTGACTACATTCACGACACTGCGCATCTTTCAATTTACGAAGATGTTGTTTTTCGACGTTTGCTTGATTTGTATTACACAAGCGAGAAGCCTATCCCAAACAAAACCCAAGAGGTTTCCAGACGGATTCGTATGAACGAACATACTCAAGTTGTCCAAGCAATTCTTGAGGAGTTTTTTGATTTTGATAGTGAGCGTGATTGTTGGTTTCACAAACGTTGCGACAAAGCAATTGCTGACTATCAAGCCAAAGCAGAACGAAACCGTGAGGTTGGCAAACTTGGTGGAAGACCCAAATCAAACCCAAATGCTAACCCACAAGAAACCCAAACGGTTTCAAGGCATAACCCTAACCATAAACCATTAACCACTAACCATAAACCAATTAAAGAGACACAGCGCGGCTCACGCCTCGCCCAAGATTGGGTTTTGACAAAGTCATTGGGAGAATGGGCGCAAGGTGAACGTCCTGATTTGGATGTACGTCTTGTTGCAGAACAGTTTAAAGATTATTGGATTGCACAGCCTGGACAGAAAGGCGTGAAGTTGGATTGGTCAGCAACATGGCGTAATTGGGTGCGCAACAGCAAAGCGACCAAATCAAATATTGTTGACATTGCCCGAATGACAGTACCACCGTCTAAAACTCTCGACCCTGCGCTTGAAAAAATTAAAGCAGACGAAAAAATAACTAGGCCACCATCATTGGCTGATTTGGAAAAAATGGCGTCTATAAGGAGAAAAGTATGATTACTGATGAAAACAAAATCTATGAGATTTTTATGACTTTCAAGCCAGCAGATATGTATGAAAACGAAGACCATTTGGCTATGGATGCAATGCATTTTGTAGCAAAGCATTTTGCGGCATACAAATTAGAACAAGCAATTCAAGAATTAAAAAACATTAAACATTCAATTTAACCTAAGGAAATCATGATGAGCAAATCATTCAAACTCTCATATTGCGACTACATCGCAAACATCGTTCAAAAGTCACTCATGCAGTTTGACCAAGAAAATCTCTTTGACCAAGTCGGTCGCATCAAAATGGACTTAGACCTTGACGGCATCTTTCAGTCCACTGTCAAAACCATCGACATTGTTGATATGCAGGGCAAAGCATATCGCGTAACCATTCAGGAGTTGTGATGTTTGACCCTATTACTCTTGGACGCGCTACCCCTGCGCATCAGTTGAAGTTTTGCGATGGCTGTGAATGCGAGAAACCACCCGAGGGCGGCGT